CGCGACAGCAGGCGAGAGGTCCTTGATGACAGTGGTTGCACCCCGGATTTGGGTCGCCGCAACAGCCGTGACCGCGCCAAGGTTACTCGCAGCCGCGCCACCCGCGATACTTGGGGCCGCGATTGCACTAACCGAACCACCCATCGCGGTAGCGCCCGCCGTGGTCATTCCCGTCGCGGCGGTTGCGGCTCCGACATTGGCTCGCGCGATAGCGGGGCCAAGGGCTGCAAGTTTTGCCAGCGTCGGGCCGAGTATGTCGCTCAATCGTGCGAGAGCGGCGGTGAGCAGGTCAAGACTAGTAGCAGCAGTTCCTGCTTCCGCAACTACATTGATAGCAAGTTCGTCTACAGTGATGGTGCCAGCCATGCTGCTGTCCATTCAGAGATGAGAACAGGGAGCCGATACTATTGCTTCGGCTCCCTGTATTCCTTGTTCGGCAGTTTGCCCGAGAGCATCTTCGCCACGGCGAGGAAGTCGGCGTGCTGTTTCCGCAGGTCGCGCTCGCGCTTCTGTGCTTTCAATTGCTCGTCGAGTTCGTAGGCCAGCAATGGTTCAGTCGGATACTTTGCACTGCTACTGTTTGAGAAGGCCTGTGACATCACGACACCGACACCGAGCATGACGTACCGGCCTGTACTCCACGCGGCTATATCACTGAGTATCGCGGTGTTCTTCTGACGCAACTTCTCAGTCTCGATGGCGTATCCAACTATCGCAGGCTCGCCGTGCCAGAAATCGTCGTACGAGACCCCGATAGCCATGACCTGTGAACACAAGTCCTCGAAATACTCAGCGAGCGACGTGTAGACCTTCGCGTCGGGTTGCGGGCCGAGGTCTACCCCTTCGACCCGCCCAAGTTGAAAAGTTCGGCATAGGCTTCCGACAGGTCTGAGAACAGCGACTCAAAGGTGACGGTGCCCGCATCGAGTAGCGAATCGAGCATCGCGCCGGACTTATTCGGATTCATCTTGTACTTGCTATACAGCGCAGCAAAAAACAGGAGGTTCAACGAGGAGAACGGCTTATTAGCAATCTCCGCCGATGAAAGCCCCTGTGCTTCAGCCGCGCGCACACCCGCACGAGTCAGGGTGAGGTCGTACGTTGTGCCCTCATAGTCAACACTGGTCATGTGCTCTCTCCTTCACAGATGGACGATACGGTGCGGCCATTTAGGGCTGGCCGCCCACCCTAACACTACTACGAAACCACGTCCTCGTCGATCTTTACCAGCGCGGTCGCCTGCGAGACATAGAGTTTGGTCGTGGCGGCGGCGTCAACCGCAGCATCGCCCGGAGCCACAGGGAGAACCGTTCCGGTCCACCAGTAGCCAAGGGCAATCGGTGCCGGGAACGAAATCTTGAACGCGCGCGCATGACCGGATGCGGGAGTCTCAGCAGCGGCGTCAACGGCATCGACCAGTTCAGGGGTCATGTTGGCGGAGAACTCGAACGAGCCACCGAGGTCCATGAGGCCGTTGATGTAGGTCTTCTGCTTCAGTTCAGCGAGCGTGGTCGTGTCGATCTTGGCCGGTGACGCGCTCATCGCCGGGGTGGAAGTGATGTCGGGAATCTCAGTCCACGAAGACGGGACTGCGGGGACCCCGCTAGATACGGTAGACGTACCGTAGTAGACCTTGATGCCTGCGGTGCTCTGAGCCATAGTGGTGCTCCTTATCGTCTGTACGAGTAACCATACGAGTCTGCGACACACTCTCCGCGCCAGATAGTGAGCAGTTCATCTGGTTTGATCGGCGCTGTCGGTGCTACACTTCGCCGGGTGATTTTGTACTCGGTTTCGAGTAGGTCCGTCACCTCGGAGAAAAGCCTGCGTCCTGCGTCCCACATACTCAACACGACATCATCCTCGTCCGTGCAGGCCCGTGTATGAATGTCCAGTTGGTATGCAAGAACCGTTCTCTCCTCACCGTTGACCGAACCGTACGACTTCGGCACATTGGTGATTTCGTGAACGACGATGAGTGGGAAGGCTTTGGGTGTCTCGTCGTAGGGCTTTCTAATGCTCACGTTCGGGATGGTGAAATCGTGTGAGCCAAGCGTTGCGAGGATGTCGTCATACAGTGACCGCACGCTGCAACGCCTCCTTCAGAATGGTCTGCGCGGGCATAAGCGTCGATACCTGACGCATCGCTATGCTCGCGTTCAGCATCGGTGCCTGTGGCATAAGCCCGTGTGATAGGACAGCATCGCCAATCACATTGTCAGGGTAGTACCACATCTCTTTGGTTGGGTCGGGTGAATACCCTGCCTCAGCCATCGCGCTGCCGAAGTAACCACCACTTGCGCCCGCAGCACCAGTTCCAAACTCAAGATACGCTATCTGCTGGCCTCGCCAAATGACATCGTGTCCCAGTAGACCAACCTGTACGTTGACGGCGGCGGGGTCTGCCCCCAAGTAGTTGCCGTCTTTGTCCTGTATCGAGGCGATACCGAGCCGTACATCCTCGGCAATCCCAGCGCACGTTGCTTGCTCGATGTCAACCTTGATGGTGTCTTTGAGGTCACGAGCGAGTGCCTTCATCTGGTCTCTGAGCAGACGAACGTCGGCAACGCTAAGAGACAGTATCCTCGATGCCATCTTCACTCAATCGCTTGAAGGTCACTTGGGCTACCCCGCCCGCTCCCGGTGCGACACCGAGAACATAGAAGTCGGCGGTGCGGGCCAGTGGGTCGGTCGTGTCATTCGGCACCCTGTCGAGCCACACTCTATCGAGTGCTACCACGGAGCCGATTTCGTCGTTGGTCGTGACCGCGCTGCGGTAGTCCATGTAGTTCGGGCCGAATGCCATGAGGCCGACATTCACATTCAAGATGCGGACGTTCCACTTGTGCAAGACCGGCTCACCAAACTGCCGGACTCCGCCTGTCACAGAACCAGAGGCTATCCAGACGGAGCGCTTCAGGCTGCCTGCGAACGACGGCATGTCTATCCTGTCACAGCAGGGAGGGTGATACGGGAGAGCATGGACGGTGGGAATGAACCCTTTTCGTAATACCGCTGAACCCCGTTCTCGCTCATCACGGTCACTCCGTCCACGCCGCGCTTCGTATACAGGTAGACCGCCATCTCGACGGCCAACGCTGTGTACTTAGTCTCGAAATCGTCTTCAGGAGTAAGCCTACGGTAGACCTTGATAGCCTCGACAGCGGCATCAGCAGCCTGTTGTGCCGCCGCAGTCTCGGCGGGTGTGGGGCTATCAACCCCACACCACGCCAAGACGGATGCGGTGATGTCAGGTGTGATGACTGTGACATCGAATGCCATCAGGTTGCCTAACTGACTTCGTCAGTCGAGACGACGCCGACGATGGAGACCTGCGGAGCAGTCATAGCGCTCGTGGTCGTGGACAGACCCGTGATCTTCGCGTGCATCCACTCGTGTCCATAGTTCAGACCCCACTGGCCGAAAATCTCGCCAGTCTCGGCAGCACCGGTCTTCGCCAGCGGCTCGTAGAAGAAGTTGCCCTTGCCGGGGACCGGCTGAAGCACGTTCTTGCAGATGCCGAGGTTGTAGAAACCGAAGGTGCCGTTGGGCTGATACCGATGTCCACCCTCAAGGAAGTTGAGGCGGCCAAACGGAGTCAGGTAGGTCGTCAGGTTCGAACCAGCGTCAGACATCGACGCGCGCTGACCCTGATTCAGGATGATCTTGTTGAGTTGGACAATCTGCTCGGCGTTGCCGATACCGACAACACCCGTCAGGCCATACGGTGACAGGACAGCGACCTTGCGAGCAAGTTCGATGAGCATGTCCGGGCCAAGTTCATCTCCACCAGCCGCGACCGCGTTGGTCGTGATGGCGGCGTTGAGGCCACGGGTCTTGTCGATGGTGTCGGGAGTCGTCGCCAGCGAATACACACCGTTGAGGATGCAATACTCGATGTCGTTGCGAATCTCTGCCGTGCGGTTAGAAATCGCAAACGCGAGAGGACTGGGGACGTTGTTGGTCAGACCTTCAAGGTTCAGGCCGGTCAGCGTCTCTGTGTCAGACATCTTGCGATAGGTGATAGCCACAGACTTCTGGAACATCTGCGTGACGTTCTTGCCCTGAGTCGGCTGATCGTAACTCGGCGTCGGGGCTGTCATCGAGGCGGTCTCAGAAATCGCGGGCTGTGATGCCGAATCGAGGGAATACTCAGCGCCAGTCAGAAACTCGCGCGAGCCAATCTGCACGCCACCGAGCCTATTGAACAGCGGGGTGCGTACATCGGTCTTGGAGAACAGGACTCCTGCGATATTGACAGGAGCAAACACGCCTGCGGTTCCGGTCGGAAGGGCCATTGGGACTCCTTACTGGGTGGGTGCGGCTGCGAGAAGCATGTCGATAGCGGCGGCGTCGTTGCCAGCAGCGACAGCGGAGCGAGCAGCGGTTTCGATGTCAACAGGAGCACCCGATGGGCTGGACGGCGGTGTTGCATTTCCGAGGAGGTCTTGCTTGACACGGTCAACCTGCAACTTCACGTTGGCCTGCGTGACCTTGATGAAATTGTCTACGACCATGTCGAAGGACTTGTCGTCCACAGCGACGAACATGGGAAGCAGGCTCTCGACTTCGGTTTCGTCCATGCCTGCGCCCACGAGTTTCTTCGTAGCGGCAAGGCTCTTGACATCCCGAGCGAGTTTAGCCTGTGCGTCCGCGATTTCCTTGCGCTGGATTTCGAGTTTGCCTGCCTCGTCTGCTTCGAGTTTGGCACGCTCGCGCTCAATCGCGTCTGCTATCTTGGTGTCGGTCTCGGCTTCCGAGGCTTTGACTGCGTTCTTACGCGCTGTCTCGGATGCGGTCGTGACGCGACGGTCGGTTTCCGCTTCGATTGCGGCCCACTGTTCGTCTGTGAAGTCTTCCTTCTTGAGCACCATGATACTCTCCTCTGAGTGTCAGGAAAGCACCCCCGCCTTATGCGGTTGCGCTTCCATCTCCTACGGTAGCCGCTCCGCCCTTCAATGAGTTCGGATCGGTAGTTTTGGATTGATTGGCCAGTTCCAATGCCTTTGCTGCATTTTCTGTCGCCAAAGTCTCCATGCGTAGTATAACATCATGCACATTATTTGTCAAACCGGCGATGTCAAGTGCGTCAACCGGAGCCATGTGTGAGGATTCCAGAATCTGGAATACCTGCGCCTTGGACTGAAGGTTGGCGGTCTTGTTGCGGTTGAAGTGGATGTCGATGTCCACGGCGTCGATACTCGACACCTCTTTGTTGACATTCAGGATATAGAGGATGACGGCAAGCGCGTCCCGCTCGGCCTGAACGAAATACGGCTCTTTGGCGCTGGCGACGAGGTCGATGTCCTGCCAGCCGTCACGCATGAAGACCGCGTCCCCTGTGTCCCCACCGCTGCCGCCGCGCGTCTTGCGGTCGGGCACGCCGACGATGACGCGCAGAGTCGCTTCGAGATAGTCCCGCATCGAGGTGCCGACATCAGCACTCATCGGCTGACTGATGAAATCAACGAACGGAGTGACGCCCGGTGGGATGTTGGCGACGTTCAGGAAGCCATTGATTGACAATTTCTTGAAGGTTGGCTCATCCAGTTCCATACCCATCGCAACGAGGATGGCGTTGACGGCCTGCTGGATGTCGTTGACACCATCAGAAGTCACAGCGTCGAGTGCGTTCATTATGGAGGTTGCTGTCTCCCAGTCCCCGAGCCGCCAGAGGTTGTTCTGGTACTCGATGATAGGCAGTCTGCCACCGAAGGAGATGTTGGTCGTGGACTTGAGTTTGAGCAAGACACCCGCAACTGAGTCCTGTCCGCCGAGCACGTCGTCCTCGAAGACGAACATCTGGGTGGGAGTGTAGACCTTGTAGAAGGTCTTGCTGCCGCTGATAGGCATTACGAGCATACTCGACGGCGCACTCTCATAGGACGTGACTGCATACGCGGGCGGAGCCACAGGATCGGTCGGATAGACGACGAAGGTGTCCTGTGGTTCGAGTCGCAGCAGTTTCAGGTGCGTGCCGTTGAGCGGGTTCTTCTCACTGAAGGTGCCACGATAGCCGACGCCGCAGATGGAGCAGTCCTCGGCTATCTCAAAGTCTACGAGAGCCTTGTTCTCGGCATTCAGCGCGTTGGTAAAGTTCTCCATCTGGACACGGTACTTGCCCTTGCGGTTCGTGTACTGGATGGGTTTGCCAAGGAAGTAGCCCACGATGTCACGGGTGATGGAACTGGCGTAGTTGACGGTGATCTTGTTGTCCACGTCGGTTCGAGTCGTCTTCTCGCGCATCTGAATCGCTGGGTGCCAGCCACGCATGTACTCCTGCAACTCACGAATCTGCTGCCGGTTGTAGGAGTGCTGCGGCAGAATCCGTTGCAGGTCTTCGGCTATCGCCGTAGCGGTGAATTTGGTCAGGTCGGTACGGAGCACGCTACGCCCACTCAGCACCGCTGTCGGGATGTTGGTGATGCTCATGTCCTATCCTTCACTCGTAGGTCGTCCCATCAGGCGCTGTGAAAATTCCGTCAATTGCCACAATCGGGAACAAATTGTATTGGCCATCAGGCCTGACATAGAACGCGGCTAGCCCACTCGTCCATGCGTTAGGCTGGTTTTTCCGATACGATGGATTCAAGTCACACCCACAAGGTATCGAGGTAGCCGCGTAAGGAAGTGCGTCAAGCGGCGTGGTCAGTGTGTGACATTGCAAGGTGTGAACGTGCCCGTACATCATGCTGCGTCCGTAGACCTGTGCCGTCTTGTAGGCGTTGTGGATGTTGATGTAGGTTCCGTGCGTGCAGTATAGATGCCCGTACTTCGAGACTTCGCCGTACTGGTAGACCTTCCATCCGTTCAGATGCAGATGGTCCTCAAGTTCGATCATCCCTTGCATTTCAGGATGCTCCTCGACGTACATGTTGAGCCATTCCTCGTGGTTTCCGAGGTGGAAGACTCGCTGTACATCTTCACGCAGAACAGCATCGAGTGGGTCGAGGATGTCGGCGTTGAAGTCGGCATAGTCTCGCTTGATGCGACGACCTTCGACGATGAGGCGCTTGTTGCCGACCCAATGACTGACGGTCAGCATATCCATGTTGTCGCCACCGAAGACGAAGATGTCAGGGTCGGTGTCAGCAACATACTTCAGGATGTTCGCCCAGAGTTTCTTGTCGTGCTGGGGATGATGCAAGTCGAATACCGCGATGCCGAACAGTGTCTTGCCTGTGAGCGTCGGGGGAAGGACCACACCGTACCACGGAAGCGTCGGGTAGCCCCGTTTCGCGTCTCGAATCAACCTGCGGGCACTCCCGCCGTCGATACCGAGTTCCTTGCCAAGCATCTCTCCACTCAGATGACAGTGCTCGTTCCACCACTCTCGGCTCTGCAAAGCGCCTCCTCAGACGTACCGTCTGTCATAGACGGCGACGGTTGCATTCAAGTTCGTGCGCTGCATCGCCGCTAGACCTGCGAGGGAATCTGGTGCGTCGTCGTGCTGGTTCTTGCCGCTCATCGTGTACGTCGTCAGTCCCGAGAGGAACTGACGGTACATCGGAGA